GGCGAGCTGAAGCTGCCGCAGGAGCAGGCGCAGAGGCTGGTGGATTTCTACACCGGCAAGATCCGTCAATTCGGCGACGCCCAGTCGGAGCGCTGGGTGAAGCTCAACGAGAAGTGGGTGAACGACTTCAAGGCCGACCAGGAGATCGGCGGTGACCGCGTCAACGACACGGTATCCGCCGCGACCAAGGCCATGAATCGCTTCGGCACACCAGGCCTGCGCGAGGCGCTGATCATGACCGGAGCGGGTAACCATCCCGAGATCATCCGGTTCGTCGCGCGCGTGGGCAAAGCGATCTCGGAAGACCGCTACGTGGTCTCCGGCGGCGCCTCCGCCGGCGGCGCACGCAGCGCGGCCGAGGTCATCTATCCGACTCAAGGCAAGATCCAGGAGTAGCGTACATGGCTGCTTTGGCAACGACTGCGCTGACGCTCGCCGACTGGGCGAAGCGTCAGGACCCCGATGGCAAGGTCTCGAAAATCGTCGAGATCCTGAACCAGACCAACGAAATCCTCGACGACATGCTGTGGCTCGAGGGCAATCTGCCGACCGGCCACCGCACCACCGTGCGCACCGGCCTGCCGACCGCGACGTGGCGCCAGCTCAACTACGGCGTTCCGAAAACGAAGAGCACGACGGCGCAGGTCACCGATGCCTGCGGCATGCTCGAGGTCTACAGCGAGATCGACAAGTCGCTGGCGATGCTCAACGGCAACACCGCGGAGTTCCGTCTCAGCGAGGACAAGGCGTTCCTCGAGGGCATGAACCAGCAGCTCGCCACGGCGCTGTTCTACAGCGACCAGGGCAGCAACCCCGAGCGCATCACCGGCTTCGCGCCGCGCTACAGCTCGCTGTCGGCCGGCAACGCCACCAACATCATCGACGCCACGGGCAGTGGCTCGGACAACACCTCGATCTATCTCGTGGTGTGGGGCGACATGACCTGCCACGGGATCTTCCCCAAGGGCAGCAAGGCCGGCCTGCAGCACCAGGATCTCGGCGAGCAGACCCTGCTCGACGCCAGCAGCAACCAGTTCCAGGGCTTCCGCACGCACTACAAGTGGGATTGCGGCTTGAGCCTGCGCGACTGGCGCTACGTCGTGCGCATCGCCAACGTCGATCTCAGCGACCTCGCGGGTGCCACGCCGATCAACCTGATCAACTACATGATCCGGGCGATCAACAAGGTGCCCAACCTGTCGATGGGCCGGCCGGCGTTCTACATGAACCGCGCCATCCGCACCTGGTTCGACATCCAGGCGCTGAGCAAGACCTCGTTGGCGCTGAAGATCGACGAGATCGACGGCAAGCCGCGCACGTCCTTCCGCGGCATTCCGCTGAAGACCTGCGACGCGATCCTCAACACCGAGACGCGCGTGACCTGATCGGACGCGCGCGCATCATCGCCAACCCTTCTGGAGAAAACAGTCCATGATCTTCGACAAACTCACCAAGGTGTCGGACTTTCAGGCGGTCACCAACACCCAGGCCTCCACCGACTACATCGACCTCGGCGTCTCGCGCGACATCGGCGTCGGCGAGGAGCTGGAGTTCGAGTGCATCTGCACCTCGCCGGCGCTGTCGGGCGGCTCGTCCACCGTGCAGGTGGCGCTGCAGACCGACACGCAGTCGAGCTTCGCCACGTCGGTGACGCTGGCGCAGTCCGCGGCGATCGCCAAGGCGTCGGTCGTGGCCGGCACCGAGCTGTTGCGCGTGAAGGTGCCCACGGGCGTGCAGCGCTACCTGCGCGCCTTCTACACCATCGGCACCGCCGACCTCACGTCGGGCAGCTTCTCCGCCGGCGTCATCCTCAACCGCCACGCCCAGGCCAACTACGCCAGCGGCCTGAACACCTCGGGCTTCTAACCCCAACCTCATGCTGAGGAGGCCGCGCAAGCGGCCGTCTCGAAGCATGGGCAACAGACCCAGCGTGTGTTGCCCACCCTTCGAGACGCGCCCTGCGGGCGCTCCTCAGGGTGAGGCCAACCCTTAGGGATTCATCATGGCCGACCAAGACGCCCCGCGCGCGCAATACCCGACCCCGGCGCGCTACCGCCTGCTGGCGACGTCCTACCTCAACGGCGAGGTGATCATGGTGCGCGACGGCGAGCCGCCGGTCTTCGTCGACTACGACGGCCACCCCGGCAGCGCCCTCGAGCCCACCGACTCGCTCGGCGCCCAGCGCAAGGCCACCTACCTCGCCGCCAAACGCGCCCCCGAAGCCGAACTCACCCGCCGCCGCCTGATGCTGATCGCGGGCGAGGGCGATCCGTTCGGGGCGATCGCGATTCCGTCTGCAGCGGTGTCGGCGCCGGCTCGGCCTGTGCGGCGTCGCAAGCCGGCGAGCTAAGTGACGCCTCCCGGCTGTGACGCCGCCTATGGGCTTATGCCGAAGTTACCTAAATCTGGGTAAGCTTAGGTAAGATTGGTATAAATGCCTCGGACGATGCCCAATGAATCGGGCTCCGGTAGTCGGACGTGCTGAAGATCGACGTCCCCTAAAGCAGGATCAGCATTTGAAGGGCCGGCAGGTACATCAGGCCGCAGTGGCCCGATAGCGAGCGCGTGCCTCCGGACGCCGCCTCGTTCGCTGACCGTCAGAGCATGCAGGAAACTTCTACTTGGCTCCTGGGAAGCCGCAATCCCGCCCGGTGGTACCGACTGCCGCCCAGTGTTCACCCTGGCGCATGCAACCATTGACCCAATTGCCGCTGATCGTTGTGCCGTTCGGATACCGGTATGTTCCCTGCCCATGTGCGCGACCGGCGCTGACTGTCCGTCGTAGCCAGTCCCGTCCGGTTGGACGAACACACCTCGGCCATTCATCTTCCCGTCCTTGAAGTCGCCCTCGTAGCGACTGAATGGCTTTCCGCTTTCGAGCCATTGCAGGATGCCATGGCCCTGCGCAAGTCCGTTCGCGCAGTCGCCCGACCATGTGATGGAATCGCCAACCTGCTGTACTGCATTCCAGATACGGCAGCCCGAACGGGGATCGGCGATCCATTCAGGCTGCCCCGGAGAGGCCACTTGCGACCACACTGGTTGGGCAAGCCCGGCCAGAACCGCGCCAACGAGGATTCCCCGGATCATCTGTCCACCTCGACCGTCCCTGGCTGCCAGCCATACCGATATTGCTTGCATGGATTGAGGCTAATAGCGCCGATTGGATATTCCTGCGCAAGTGACGCGCGGCCCCCCGCGCCTCTTCCCGCAGTTAGCGCAGAAATAGGCTGTCCGACTCTGCGCCTGTATTTTCCCCGCCATGTGTTCGCACGGCGCCCCGGCAGGCGTCTGTCGCGTAGTGGCGTACCGGCGGGGTGCCGAGACCTGCTGGCGGAGTGGCATCCCCGATGCAGATCGAGACCTATGACGACCGCAAGGTCAGCGACAGCAACCCGTTGCCGGTGAAAGCCGGCACGCTCGGCGCCAGCACCGGCACCCAGTCCAACGTCAACGACACCAACGTCGACAGCACCATCCTCGCCGCCAACGCCGCCCGTCGCGGCGCGGCGATCTGGAACGACAGCACGCAGGTGCTCTACCTGCTGCTCGCGTCGGGCACGGCGAGCGCCACCAACTGCACCGCCAAGCTGCTCGCCGACGCCTATTACGAAGTGCCCGCCAGCTACACCGGCGCGATCAAGGGCGTATGGGCGGCCGACGCCTCGGGCGCCGCGCGCGTCACCGAGTGGAGCTGACGCCCATGCCGCTCTACAACCCCGCCGCCGTCTCCCTGACGATGATGCGCGGCGAGATCGCCGGCCTCGTCTACAGCAGCAACGGCGCCGACGCGACCAACGACCTCGACATCACCGCCGGCGGCTGCATGGACGCCAGCAACACCGACTGGATCGAGATCGCATCAGTCACCAAGCAGAGCGACGTCGCCTGGGCGGCCGACGCCGGTGCCACGCCCTCGGGCGCGCTCGACACCGGCGTCGTGGGTAACAACGCTTACTACATCTGGGCGATCAAGAATCCGACGACCCGCGCGACCGGCATCCTGTTCTCACTGTCGCCGACGGCGCCGACGATGCCCGGCGGCTACACGCTCAAGCGCCTGATCGGCTGGTTCAAGCGCAGCGGTGGCGCGATCGTGGCGTTCAGCACAGTGGAACTGCCGGGCGGCGGCCTGCGCTATCGCTGGAAGACGCCGGTCCTGGACGGCAGCAACGTCTCGCTGACGACGACCTATGCGACCTTGACCATCTCCGTTCCGGTCGGCCTGGCTGTCAACGCGTTTGGCAACGTCATGGCGAACACCGGCGGCTTCACCGCGAATGTCCGCCAGCCGGGCATGTCGGACGGGACGCCGAGCATGACGACGTCACCCGGCAGCACGGTCGGCGCAACCGGCACGGCTACCAATATCAGCGGGCAATGGAGCGAGACGACAAACACCAGCGCGCAAATCGAATGGGCGTCGGCGAGCTCTGTCGCCGGCAACTATCTCGTCACCAAAGGCTTCGACTGGTCGCGGAGGTAGCCCATGGCCAGCGTCGTCGCCATCTGCAACCTCGCGCTGTCGCGGCTGGGTACCAAGGCGAGCATCGCCGCGCTCGACGAGGCCAGCACCGAGGCGCGCATCTGCAACGCGCATTACGCCGATTGTCGCGACACGCTGCTGCGCGACTTCGACTGGAACTTTGCACGCAGAGTCGAGACCTTGGCGCTGCGCAGCGAGAGCCCGCCGACCGGCTGGAGCTTCGTCTACAGCCTGCCCAACAAATGCGCGCGCTTCCGCGGCATCTGGCTGGGCCCGCGTCCCACCGGCGCGCCGGCCGACTGGGCGCAGGGCGGCATCGCCGATGTCGGCGGCAACGACGCGGTGGCGATCTTCACCAACCAGGCGGAAGCCGAAGGCGTCTACACCCGCATCATCGAGAACAGCGCGCTGTTCAGCGCCGGCTTCACCAAGGCGCTGTCGTGGCGCCTGGCCGAAGCCATCGCGCTGCCGATCACCACCAAGGACTCGATCGCCGAGCTGATGGCAAGGCGCGCGCCCTTGAAGGTCGCCGAAGCCTTCGACGCCAACGAAGGCATCACCACCACCGACCAGCAAGTGCCCGACTTCCTGTCGGTGCGCGGCTACACCGACTGAGGCGAGCACACACGATGGCCCAGCCGCTGATCCAGCCCTCGTTCGCCGCGGGCGAGCTCGCCCCGGCGCTGCACGCGCGCGTCGACCTCAACAAGTACCACGTCGGCCTCGCCACTTGCCTGAACTGGATGATCATGGCGCAGGGCGGCGTGCAGAACCGGCCCGGCACCTTGTGGGTCGGACCCAACATCGCCGCGGCCACGCGCGAGCGGCTGATCCCGTTCCAGTTCAACACCGTGCAGGCCTACGCGCTGCTGTTCGGCGAGCAGAAGATGCGCGTGATCAAGGATGGCGGCTTCGTCACCGATCGAACCAAGGCCATCACCGCTATCTCGCAGGCCAATCCCGGCAAGGTGACGTGCAAGGCCCATGGCTGGCCCAACGGCGCCGTCGTGCTGCTGAACGGCATCGTCGGCATGACCGAGCTCAATGGCGTGCTGGCCACGGTCACCGGCGCGACAGCCGACGACTTCCAGCTGTCGGGGATCAACACGCTGGCCTACGGCGCCTACGTCTCGGGCGGCACCGCGACACGCGATTGCCTCGTCACCGCCATCACGCAGGCCAACCCGGGCGTGGTGACGATCACCAACCATGGCTGGTCGAATGGCGATGTCGTCTACCTGAGCGGCATCGGCGGGATGAGCGAAGCCAACGGCCGCTTCTTCACGATCGCCGGCGTCACCACCAACACCTTCCAGCTCGCCGGCATAAACACCACGGGCTATGGCGCCTACACCTCGGGCGGCACGGCCGAGCGCATCTATACGCTGGCGACGCCGTACGCCGCCGCCGATCTGCCGCTGCTGAAATTCACCCAGTCGGCCGACACCATGACGCTCACGCATCCGGGCTACGCGCCGCGCGACCTGACGCGCACCGGTCACGCGAGCTGGTCGCTCGATGCGATCACCTTCCAGGCTGAGCAGGTTCCCCCCGGGGGCGCGGTCGCGCATCCGAGCTCGGTCAGCGGCGCGCAGCCCTGGAGCTACGTCATCACCGCGGTCAACGGCAAGACCGGCGAGGAGTCGCTGCCGTCGGCCGCGGCCAACGCCACCTTCAAGGAAGAGCACGCCTGGGACGCCAGCGCCGGCGACTACATCTTCATCGACTGGGCCAACGTCACGAACCACGTCGCCGATACCTGCACCTACAACGTCTACAAGTTCCGCAACGGGATCTACGGTTTCGTCGGCAATGCCGGCGACGGTCCGGCCGGCTTCAAGGACGACAAGATCCGCGCCGATACCACGGACGCACCGCCCGGCGACCGCAACCCGTTCTCGGCCGGCGCAGGCGAGTGGCCGGGCTGCGCCAACTACCACGAGCAGCGCAAGTTCTTCGCCGGCTCGACCAACCATCCGCAGACGCTGTGGGCCACCGCCTCGGGCTCCTACAAGAACATGAACGTCTCGACGCCGACGCAGGACGACGATGCGATCACCCGCACCATCGCCTCGCGCCAGGTCAACGCCATCCGCCATCTGATCAGCATGGGCGCGCTGATCGTCTTCACCTCGGGGGCCGAATGGATGTGCTGGCCCGGTGCGCAGGCCGACGTGCTGACGCCGGCCAACACCAATCTGCGCGCGCAGAGCTACGCCGGCGCCAACCACGTGCCGCCGATCGTGATCAACGACTCGATCCTGTTCGTGCAGGAGAAGGGCTCCATCGTGCGCGACCTGCGCTACCAGTTCGAGAAGGACGGCTGGACCGGCGTCGATCTCTCCGTCATGGCCGCGCATCTGTTCGACGGCGCGGCGATCGAGGAATGGGCCTGGGCGCAGGTGCCGCACAAGATCGTCTGGGCGGTGCGCGACGACGGTGTGTTGCTGGCGTTGACCTATATGCGCGAGCAGGAGGTCTTCGCCTGGGCGCGCCACATCACCGACGGCCAGGTCGAATCGGTGTGCACGATCAGTGAGGGCAGCGAGGACGTGCTCTACCTGATCGTCGCGCGCCAGATCGGCGGCCAGACGGTGCGCTACGTCGAGCGCCTGCAGAGCCGCAGCTTCGAGCAATTGCGCGATGCGTGGTTCCTCGACTGCGCGCTGGCCTATGACGGCAACAACACTGTCGGCGACGATTTCCTGCGCATCACCGGCGCCGCCTACACCATGGGCGCGTCGGTCACGCTGCAGGCCACCGGCCACACGCCGTTCACCGCGTCGCTTGTCGGCCGCAAGTACGAGCTGCGCGTCGGCGACGACAAGGTGCGGGTCACCGTCACCGCCTACACCGATGCCGACACGGTGAGCGCCACGCTTGACAGCGACGCGCCGGCCGCCTTGCAGAACGTCGACACCGCCGACTGGGCGCTGCTCGCCACGGCGGTGAGCGGGCTGTGGCATCTCGAGGGCCGCACGGTCGACATCTTCGCCGACGGCAACAAGATGCCGCCGGTCACGGTGAGCCACGGCACCGCGACGATCGAGCGGGCGGCATCGCGTGCGCTGATCGGCCTGCCGTACGACTGCGATCTGCAAACGCTCGACGCCGATACCGGTCAGCCGACGATCCAGAGCCGTCGCCAGCGCGTCGGCACGGTGGTGGTGCGCGTCGAGCTGTCGCGCGGCCTGCAGGTCGGCCCCGCCTTCGAGGATCTCACCGAGATCAAGGAGCGCGCCGACGAGACCTATGGCGAGCCAATCGCGCTCTACACCGGTGACCGCGAGGTGCTGATCGAGCCGAAATGGGGCGACGGCGGCCGCGTCTTTCTGCGCGCCACGTCGGGACTGCCGGCGCGCGTGCTGGCGATCATCCCGAGGCTCGATGTCGGTGGCTGACATCGCCATCCGCCCGGCCACCAACGACGACGCGCACGCCCTGGCACCTGTGATGCGCGCGGCCGATCGACTCGAAGCCGAAGCCGCCACCGGCGACACGCCACTCAACGCGCTGCGCCTGTCGCTGGCGCGCAGCACCGAGGCGTGGGCCGGCACGGCGGACGGCGCCATCGTCTGCCTGTTCGGTGTCGCGCCTCTGTGCCTGCTGGGCGGCGAGGCCTGTCCCTGGCTGCTCGGCTCCGACCTGGTCGAGCGCCACGCCATGGCTTTCGCGCGCCGTAACAAGCCGATGGTGCGGCGCTGGTCGGCGCAATTCCCCGTGCTGCGCAACTTCGTCGATGCCCGTCACGCCGTGGCCATCCGCTGGCTCGGCTGGATGGGCTTCACGCTTCTGCCGCCGATCGCCTACGGGCCGGCGCGGCTTCCCTTCCACCCCTTCGAGATGAGGGCCTGATGCGCGCGATTACCGGCGCTCCCCGTGACTGGATGCCCGGCGCCTGCCATGGGCCGGCTGCTGCCGTCGCAGTGGTCAGCGGCGTGATGACGGCGGTGAGCACCGTCATGCAGGGCCAGGCCGCCGCGGCGCAGGCCGCCTACCAGGCGCAGGTGGCGCGCAACAACCAGATCATCGCCGAACGCAACGCGCAGGACGCGGAGAAGCGCGGCGACGTCGCCGAGGACAAGACGCGCCAGCGCACGGCTTTCATCCTGGGTCATCAGCGCGCGCAACTGGCCGGGCAGGGCGCCGCGCTCGACGACGGCTCGCCGCTCGATCTCCAGATGGACACCGCGGGGCTGGGCGAGCTCGACGCGCTCACCGTCCGCGGCAACGCCCAGCGCGAGGCCTATGCCGATCGGGTCCAAGGCATGAACTACGGCGCGCAAGCGGCGCTCGCCGACAGCAAGACCTCGATGCTGGGCACCTGGCTGTCCGCCGGCGGCTCGGTGCTGGGCGGACTCTACAAGGGCTTCGGCGTTCCCAAGACGAACAACCCCTCAGCGTAGTGCCATGACCATGGCGGGCGGAATCACCATCGCGCCGTACCCGTCGCCGAACCCGGCGTGCTGGTGCGATGGCGTCAATTCGACTTTTGCAGTTAGTGCAGAAATCGCCTCTGCGGCGCGCTGCTCTTATAGTCGCGCGCATCCGATGAATCGCAGTGGCGTAGCGTAAAGGAGTCCTGGATGACCGGCGAATTGCCCCGCTATCACCTGACGCGCCGAACCTATATCGCGCGGGCGCCGGGGCAGCCGGCGGAACTGCTCGAGGCCGGCAGCGAGATCGTCTTCGAGGGCAAGCCCGGTATCTCGATGCTGCCCACCAACATCGAGGCGATCCGCGCGCTGGGTGGCCAGGCAGGCGGCGGCACCTCGACGGCCGATCGCGTCGCCGAGATGATGGCCGAACGCCAGACGATCTTCACGCGCATCGAGCAGGCGCAGGACGAGCGTGCGCGATTGCTGGCCGACGATGCGAAATCCCCTGGCCTGCGCAGGCTGCGCGCCGAGATCGACGCGCTGCACACCGCCAACCACGAGCTCAGCGAAGCCATCGAATTGCTGCGCGGCCGCGCCGTGGCGCAGATCGACGATGCCGCCGACGGCGCGGCGCGCAAGCGGCACGAGCGCGCGGTGGCGATCGCGCGCGCCCGCGCGGCGCTGGCGCAGGGGCCGTTGTGGCAGGCGATCGAAAGCCTGGCCGGCATCCTGCTGTCGATGCGCGCGCATGGTGCGGCGATCCAGGACCTGGCCTCGGGCAGCGCGCCCGACATGGAGCGCGCGCTGGGCCTCGCCGGCGTGCTCGCCGCGCACGAGGCGGCGATCGACGACTGGGTGCTGGCCGCGCTGGTGCAACTCGGCGCCCTGCCGTCGTCGTACCGCCCGGCCTGGGTGCGCCATCACGGCGCCGAGGCGCTGGCGCTGCAGCTCAACCACTACGCGCCCGAGCATCCCGCCGAGCGCCGCGCCCGCACGCTGGCGGCCAGCGACCTCGAACGCGCCGATCGCGAATACTACGAGGACGTCCAGCGCCGCGGCCGTGCCGCGAGCACCAAGGTGGCCGAGAGCGCCGCCCTGCCGGCGGTGAGCGCGTGATGAGCGCCGACGCCGCCTCCGTGCTGTATCCGAGCGCCGTTGCCGCCACGCCAGAAGCGCCGGCTGCGCCGAGCGAGCCGGCGGCCTCGGTGTCCGAGGCCGCCGCAACGCTCTATCCCACGCATGCCGTGACCGCGGCTGCGGCCGAGCCGACGCTCTACCTCGACAATCCCGAGACCTTCGAGCACGTGCAGTGGGACGAGCCGGTGGGCGATGCGATCGAGCTTGGCCACGTGATCGACGACGCCGGCAAGCGCTTCGAGGGCTTCGATCGCGCGGCCGAGCCGCAGACGCTGGCCGGCGCCTTCGCCGCCTCGGGCATGGGCCAGACCTTCGCGCGCGAGGTGATGGAGCATGCCGGTCGCGCCTCGCAAGCCGGCTATCGCGCCAGTGACGCGGCGACGGCGGAGAGCCAGCTGCGCGCAGCGTGGGGCGAGAATTACGAGCGCAATGTCGGCCAGGTGCGCGCCGCGGTGCAGGCGGCGAATGCGCGCGATGGGCGCATCGTGCCCTATCTGCTGCAGAGCGGACTGGGCAACGACGTGGCGTTCATCCGCAAGACGTATGCGGCGCTGCAGCGGCGCAGGTAGCGGTGGAGTGGAGTAGCAGCGTATGACCGTCTCGAGCAGCACCAACAAGATCATCGGCAGCGGCAACGGCGCCACGACCGCGTGGCCGTTCGGCTTCCCGGTCCTCGACGCCGCGCACCTGCAGGCGATCTACACCGACGCCACCGGCAACGAGACGGTGCTCGATCCCAGCCTGTACAGCGTCACGCTCAACGCCGACCAGACGCTGAATCCGGGCGGCTCGGTGAGCTATGCGCCGGCGATCGCCAGCGGCACCAGGCTCACCATCCTGCGCGTCGTGCCCTACACGCAGGAAACCGACATCAAGAACCAGGGCGGCTTCTTCCCCGAGGTGCTGGAGCGGATGGGCGATCTGCTGGCGATGCAGATCCAGCAGATCAAGGAGCAGCTGGCGCGCGCCTTCAAGCTCTCGCCCTCGCAATCGGCGATCGGCGAGCTCGAAGCGACCGACGCCAACCGCGCAAACACATTCCTCGGCTTCGGCCCCAGCGGCCTGCTGACGTTGTTCAGCGGGCTGGCGTCGAGCGCGGTATCTCTGGCGATGCAACCGGTGATCGCCGCGGTCTCGCTGGCCACGGCACGCACGGCGATGGGTGTCCCGGGCCTCGGCGCCAACACCTTCACCGGCGCGCAGACCCTGCCGGGCAACGCGGCAAACGCGCTGGAGGCGGTGCCAAAACAACAGGTCGATGCCGGCGACGCAGCGGTGACCGCGGCGCTGCTGGCCGGTGATCGGCAGGCCATCTGGGGCCTGACCTACCAGAACAGCGGCGGCGACGCGACGAACGACATCGACTTCGCCGCCGGCGGCTGCATGTCCGACGACGGCGTCATGTGGCTGAGCATCGCCGCCACGACCAAGCAACTCGACGTGGCTGCGGCGGCTGACAATGGCGCGACGCCCTCGGGCATGCTCGGGCCGGCGGCCTCGCTCGGCAACAACGACTACCTCACGTATCTGATCGGCAATCCCACGACCGGGGAATGTCGCGTGTTCGCCGAGAAGGCCGACATGGCGCCGGCGTTGCCCACGGGCTTTACCAAGAAGCGCACCTTCGGTTGGCTCAAGCGCAGCGCCGGGACCATCGTCGCCTTCAAGACCTACCAGATCGGAGGCGGCGGCCTCGACTACCGTTGGCAAGCGCCGACCGTCGATGTCACGTTGCTGAACGCCGTCACGACCACCCGCGGTGCCAGCGCCGTCAAGGTTCCGCTGACTTTCTCGGTCGAGGCGTTGCTGGCGATCGAGGTCTATGATGCCTCGTCTGGTGCCTACACCGTGCTTTGCTGTCCCGACGAGGACGACGTTGCGCCAGCCGCGAATGCCGCGCGCCTCGGCAATCTTTCGCCAGTTCCTACACGGGTCGAGCTGACCGAGCGCTGGGTGCGGACCAGCGCCACCGGCACGGTGGCTTATCGCAGCACCTTGGCTACGGTGGACGAGGCGCGCATCAGCACCATCGGCTTCAGGATGTCGAGGAGATAGCGCATGTTTGTCGAGCGCAGCGCCGGCGCCATCGTCGGCATCTTCAGCGTGCGGCAGTATCCCGGACAGGAGGAACTGTCCGATGATCATCCCGATCTTGTCGCGCTAGCCCTCAAGCGTCAGATCAGGGACAGGCTGGGGGAAGTGTCCGCAGAGCTCGCGCGCCGTAACGCCGCCGGCTTCGCCTACGGCGACCACGTCTACCAACTCGACAATGCCTCACAGGCGCGCATCACGTCGGTCGCGCTCATAGCGAGCGTGACGCCGCAGGACTGGCCGTCCGACTTCGTGTTCATCACGGCCGACAACCAGTCCGTGCCGTTCAAACCCGATGGCTTCCTCGCCTTCGCGACGGCGGCATTTGCTGCCGTGGTCAAGCGTCGCCTCAACGCGCGTGCGCTGAAGGACGCGCTGAACGATGCCGCCGACGAGAAGGCGCTGGCGGCGATCGACGTCACCAAGGGCTGGGATCGATGACCGACCCCGCATCCAGGATCGACCGCGCCGCCGAGAACTCGGCCTTCAAGCTGATCGCGCGCGGCTCGATGACCTTGGCGGCGCCAGCGTTGATCGGACTCGTGGCGCTGGTTCTCGACATGCGTGCGCAGATCGCGGCGCAGGCCGGCGCCATCGCGGTGCTCGAGACCCGGCTCGCCGCACGCATCGCGGCTAACGAGGACCGGTTGAGCGCGCAGTCCCGTCGGATGGACCTCACAGACCAGCGCATCGAGCGGCTGGCCGACCTGACCGGCAAGTTCGCCGTCGACACCGCGGTGCTCGCCGAGCAGATCCGCGCGCTGATCGCGGCCAGCAAGCTGAAATAGGAGAACGCCGATGCCCCTCTCAGAAATGGAGCTTCGCGCCATCATGCCCAATGCGCGGTCGGCGGCGATCGCCGCCTGGATCGGTCCGTTGCGCGACACGATGGCCGTCAACCTGATCGATACCGACCAGCGCATGGCCGGCTTCCTCGCCTCGGTCGCGAACGAGACCGGCCAGCTGTCGACGACGGACGAGACCAGCTACGTCAACACGCCGTATGAGCGCATCGCCTCGGTCTTCGGCATCGCCGCGCCGTCGCCGGCGCAGGTCACGTTGTGGAAGACCTTCGGTCGCGAGCGCTTCGACGTCGAGTTCTTCAACTGGGTCTATGACGACAAGAATCGCGGCCCCTACACGCTGGGCAACGACCAGCCCGGCGATGGATACAGGTATCGTG